TCGATGGATCAAAGACATTATTTGCACTAACTCATAATAACAATGTCTATGCTCCTATAAATGATCAACAAATTATAGTTGTTAAAAACAATTTGGTCCTAGAACCACTTGAAGATTATAATATTTCTGGTAGTAATATACAGTTTACTGTTGCACCTACCTCAAGCGACGATGTATTCATTATTGCTTTACAGTATACCGCTGATTTAACCAGAACGGTTAATTTTATTGTAGATTCTGGATCTGCAGATATGAATACTGGTTTGAAAGGTTCACTGACACTAGATGTGACAGGTACTATTGAACACGTTCAAATAATGTCTGACCAAGTTGGAAGTGTTCAGGTAGAGATTAAAAAGTCAAATTATACATCCTTTCCGACAAGTAATAGTATAACAAATGGTCAATACATCAGCATAAGTAACGGTCAAATTGTCAGAGATGATACCCTAAATAATTGGGATAATATAATCCGATCGGGTGACATACTGCAATTTGAAGTCATTTCGGTCAGTAATATCAGGAGATTTCTAATCTCTTTGAAATTAAATTTATAAATAACAATAGTTATTTCATCTGTAGCCAAGAAGGGAGTTGTTTTAAATGGCACTATTAGTCCCCAATATTGGAGAACTTGAATCACTAAGGTACTTGGTTGCAAATAACAACCACGTTCCTACTCTTGGTGATCAGTCCCCCAGAAACCTTGTTCTCAAACTGTTCACATCGAACACCACCCCAGCGGAGTCTGACGTACCTTCGCCAACCGCATATTTTGAACCATATGGTGTAGGTAACACCAACGCATATGGTTATACACCTACGACTGGTTATCCATTCTGCGTAAACAACAGAACTGATCAAGCGTATACCCAACAGACAGGTATCCTTCTCAACGGTTCTCGTTGGACTATTGCTCAGGTTGGTTCTGGTACTACTGCAACGTATCCAGAACAGACTTTCACATTCAGTGGTGCTGCTGGTGACGTATACGGCTACTACGTTACTCGCGCTAACAATATGCCAACCACTGTACAAGGTGTTGTACATGGAGCGGATGTTGGTATTGGAACCACAGTAAGTCTTGGAAACAACTCTGACCCAGTTATCGGTGTTATTGGTAACTCATATCTCACAGTTGATGCTAACCAGAGTGTCGATGACATCACTCTTGGAATGGTTGTTGGAGGTAACGCTGGTATTGTAACGGGAACTAAGGTTATTGGTGTTGACAGAGCACTGAAAGTTATCTATTTGGATAACGCACTGATCGATAACATTCAGGTTGCAACCGATCCCGATGTTACATTCAGTTTCTCCAAGATTACCGCAACTAACCACGGATTAGTCGCTGGTGACATCATCTATGTTGCTGCAGGTACTGCAAACACCACTACTGCATCTGCAACTTATACTGTATTTGATGTACCAAACAACAACGAGTTTACAACAACTCCTGCACTCAACCCAACTCAAAACGCTGTTGGTGGTGCTGGAACATGTACTCTCTACTCTAGCATCATGTATGCTGAGAGATTCACCAACGGACCATACACGATCCAAAACAACGGTGACCAAATTAAGATCACACTGAATGTCGCACTTGACTGATATTATATCTTTTTTCTTAATTTAATAGTTTTGAATTGTGAGGGGGTTGCTTATTATGAAGCGATCCCCTCCTTTGTGATCTCTAAACTATATGTTAGGTCGTACTGATGCCAAGCGTCTATAAGTTTAATCTGGAACAAGCGGATTTTCCTTATGAACAGGAAGATTATGGAACTCTTTCGGGTTCCGTATCATCTACTGTTGATTATGGAAGTGGTTTGCCTGTTCAGAATGAACCAGACTATAGTACAGACCTTTATTATCCCCCAACTCCAACTCCCTCCACTCCGCCAGGGTTACCTTATTTAAATTTCGGATTTATTTACGAAACTCAGGATCAATATCCTGGCGGTGGTCTCACTACAAGTGGATTTGTTGGACAGGCTAAGACTACTAAAGATTACACACCCCCACTTGACCTTTACATTATTCTTGCTGGAGAAGTACTCAAGAAACTTGTTAAGGTCTGGGTCGGTACTGGTCAACTCTTCGAGATAAGAGAAGACGGTGGTATAAGATTAATAAGACAAACTGGCGAAGCTTCAGGAACTCTCCGATTCGACGAAAGCACCGTGGGTGCTACGGAGAAAGTCTCCTTTGACCCACCAGAGAACAACCAACTATACAGCATTTCAGGATCTTCTGTTGAGAAGTTTGTAGCTAATACTCCAGAAGACACCATACTGTTCTCTGCTGGTGGCGTTGGCCTAACCAAACAAGAGTGGAATTACGGATATTACGGAGACGATAACGATCCTGGCACATCAGGTATTGTTACACTTGGTGCAGGTTCTGTACCTACTGGTGTTTCATTCATCGTCGAACTGGACGGTAATGGATCACTATTCAGTCTTGGCGAGAAAGACGAAAGTGTAACTTGGAGTTATAACAAATCTTCTATCGGATTTGGCACAGAAGATTGGGGTTATGTTTACGAACAGGCCGCTCCAGTTAATTGGGGATTTATTACCGATCCCGTTGGTGGAAGTGATCAGAACTGGGGACTCATTACCGAAACGGATTTCACCGAGTTGCCGTTCGGTTCAATCCTCTTCGATCAGACTGTAGAAGGCGATACAAGACTATTATATCTCTATCAAGTTACTGGTGCTGGTACTTCTGGTGGTATCACCATCTCAGGCAGACCTCTCGTCCATCCAGAGGTCGATTACACGCCTCATTATGGTATTGACCAGAATATTGGTATCGGAACCACTGGCATCCAAATTAGTGGTGAGATCGAAAATCCAATCAGAACCTTTGCACATGAGGGTTCTGGTAATATCAGGTTCTTACGATCCGTATTCGAGGGTAGTAATCTCACTCTTGATGGATCAACTCCAACATTTGATAGTGATCAACACTATTGGGATTCTACTCAAGGTATTGCAGCAAAAGAAAGCTTTACTGGAGATCCCCCAGAAGGTGTTGTACTTTACACCGCTTCTGGTACTGCAGCTGAGACATTTATTGCTCAAACTCCAGAAGATGTCGTTCTCTTCAGAATATCTGGAGAAATTGAAGAACCTCTTCTCACGTTCAGTGAAGTTGGTATTCCTGGAATCATTACTCTCACAGGAACCGCTGTCGAACGTCAGACTGATGATTATGCTGGTGTTGGAATTGCAACGTTTGTTGGCGATGCAGAGACTAGACCTATTGGCGTATTTGGTCAAGGTGGCACCTCCACTGACGGTGGCGGTATTACCATTCTCGGTGAACTTAACCATCCAAATATTGATTATACGCCACATTATGGTATTGACCAGAATATTGGCGTTGGTACAACTGGTATCCTGTTCTCCATCGGTCCAGGTGGATTTGATATTCTTGGAAATCCAATTGGTGGAAGATACTACTCACCAATTTATCCAGGCAATGCGGGTGGAGTTGAAGGACCTGGTAGTCCTGGTATTGGCACCTTCAGACTTAATGATAATAGAGAACTTACTGTCACGAGAGCTCTACTACCATACTTTGGTAGAGGTACTATTAATGTCACAGGTATTGCTTCTGAGGCATTTGGCAATCAAGTCGATGATGATGTAAATGTAATCCTATACAACATAAGTGGAGATGCTATAGAGCGTCCTGTTCAGGTATATGGTTACTATGGTGATGATCGTGATCCAGGCACTTCTGGAATTATCACCCTATCCACCCAAACTACTGAAACACTAGAGAAAGTTGCGTATGATTATGTTGGATCTGGAAATGCCAACTTCTCTGGTGCTGCTTCTGATGTCAAATTAGTAACTGCATACGAGGCATCTGGAACTCTCTTCGTTCAGGGAGGATCTGCAGAGGCAACAACTGCAGATCCTGCAGATGAAACAGTACTTTATACTTTCTCTGGAAACGCTCTAGAATCTTACAACAGAGCTCCTGTTATTGGATCAGGAACTCTGACTATAAGTGGTGCTGGTTCCGATATCAAGACTACCATTGATGAAGTCGGATCTGGTACGATTGAATTTAGTGATCGTGCTATTGCTCGGGTTAGATATATTCCTTCAATCTTTGGCAGTGTACTATTCAAAGTTGGAACGAATCTTGATATTACTTGTGATAGTGATATACTTGAATGCGATTACTTTAGTGATTCTCTACATTCACTCACTAAAGATCTTACTGATGAGAATGAAACTGCATCTCTCACAGTTTCTGGTTCTGCTGGAACTAGAGAAGTTGATCTATTCCAAGATTATACAACCACAGGAAATCTTACATTCTCCAGTTCTGCTACAGAAAGGTTTGCATTTACTCCAGAAACTTCTGGTACGCTATCCATTACAGGAATTGCAGAAGAATCTTATTCGAGAGCGAACTTCTCTGGTTCTGGATCATTCTCTACTCTCAATGGAGCTGCAGAGAAATTCAGATTCAATCCAGTTGGTGGAACTATTCTTTATGACATTGGTGGATCTTCTACTACAAGAATTGAAAAAGAATATACAGCAGTTGGACTCGGATTTGCAACGTTCTCTGGTTCTGCAGAAACTAGAATTGAAAGAGAACTTAGAGTTTCTAACACTGTCCTATTCCAAGTTTCTGGTGAACTTAATCATCCAAACATTCAATATATTCCCCACTATAGAGGTGGCGGAACAATCACCATACTTGGATCTGGGGATGAATCTGTTGCCAGAACTCACAAAGGAACGGGAGGATTATTTGGTCTTGCATCTGGACTTGAAGCTTATACACGCACACCTTACATCGGTGTTGGTACGATTTATATCGGTAAGTTTGATCCTAATGGAGAGGCAGCTCAAGGTGCAGGTGGCCTCGAAGCACTTGCTGATGGCGGACTATCAGGTGGCGAAACAGAAAAACGCAACTTTGAACCACCAAGAACATTTGTGTCCATAATTTAAGATACTAAATATATCAGAGAAAGTAGTAGTTGAAGAGCGCGTCGTACTATGACCAAACAGGTACAACTTAGAAGGGGTACAGCAGCCGAACATGCTGTTTTCACGGGTGCGGTCGGAGAATTAACAATTGATACCACTAATGATGTGGCAGTTGTACATGATGGTGTGACTCAAGGAGGTCTTCCCCTAGTTGGAACCTTAGCCGAACAAAAAATATTAAATAAAACCGCAATTGGTATTGGGACGGGATCCCTCAACGAAGGTTTATATGTAAAAGGGAAGTCTGAAATCAGGGGCGATCTCTTCATGCTCCCTGATCCTACATTAACTTATACTGGTATTATTTCTTATTTCGATAACCAGAATACCATTACTGGTATTGCTACTGCTGGTGTTGATGTTGGAAATAGATTTGCTCTTGGACCACAAACTCACGTTGGTAGTGGTGCAACCATTGGTGCTGGTGCGACTACTTCAACTGTCACAGGTGTTGGACAATCAACTATTACTCTCTCCGACACCTTTGATACTGGATATTTTGTTGCTCAAAGTGGTGAGTTAGATGGATTTTATGATGGTGTAGACCCCACCACTGGTCCAGACATAATTGTTGGCATTAATACCAGTGGTATTGTTCCTTCTTGGAGAATAACTGGACCTGGTATTCCAGATGACACTAGAGTTTTCAGTGTTGGTGTTGGTCAAATTCAAATTGATAAATTAGCTCTTAATACTACTGCTGGTGTAGCAATTCAAGCAGGTGACACAACTGCAGGATCTAACGTCATTAGTATTGATGATACTAATGAAGGTATTTCTACAGGAATGCTCGTTACTGACGACA